GGGGCGGACAGCGACCCGGTGGAGAAGTTCTTCCACACCACGGAATCCTCGGTGCTGTTTCCGGAGTTTGTGTCCCGGGTGGTGCGGCAGGGACTGGAGGAGGAGGGCATCCTCCCCCACATCACGGCCACGGTGACCCGGTTTGACGGCATGGATTACCGCTCCATTGCCTCCGTACCCACGGAGGAGGAGAAAACCCTCCTCCGGGTGGAGGAGGGCGGGGTGATCCCCGAGACCTCCGTGCGGACCCAGGAGAATCTGGTGAAGCTCCACAAGCGGGGGAGAATGCTGGTGGCGTCCTATGAGGCCATCCGCTTCCAGAGGCTGGACCTCTTCTCCGTGACGCTGCGGCAGATCGGCGCGTACATCGGGCGGATGCACTTGCAGGACGCCATCCAGGTCCTGACGGAGGGAGACGGCAACGAGAACCCGGCGGAGTGCGTGACGGCGGGGAGCGGACTGACCTATGACGCGCTGCTGGACTTCTGGAGCCGGTTCGACCCCTATGCCATGAACACGCTGCTGGTGGGCGGCGACACCATGCTGAAGCTGCTGAAGCTCCGGGAGTTCCAAAACCCCATGACGGGACTGAACTTCCAGGGAACGGGCACCCTGTCCACCCCGCTGGGGGCCAAGCTGCTGCGGACCTCCGCTATGCCGGCGGGCACCCTCATCGGCCTGGACCGGAACTACGCCCTGGAGCAGATCGTCGGCGGCGAGGTGACAGTGGAGTACGACAAGCTCATCGACCGGCAGCTGGAGCGGGCGGCCATCACCTCCATCTCCGGCTTCGCCAAGCTGTTTACCGGCGCGTCCAAGGTGCTGAAGCTGGGCACGGAAAGCGCCTGAGGAGGTGAGGCTGTGGAGGAGCGGATTTTGAAGCTGGCTATGGCCGCCGCAGGGGCCGGAGAGGCGGAGCGGACGCTGCTGGAGCCCCTCTGCGCCGCCGCCATGGCCCTTTGGCGGGGCCGCCTCCGGGAGGGGACGGCAGAGGAGGACTGCGGCGAGGCTTTCCTTTGCGCCGCCGCCCTCACCGCCGCGGCGGGCCTGACGGCGGGCGGGGAGGGCGTGGAGTCCTTCTCCGCCGGGGATGTGTCCGTAAAGCTCCGGAGCGGTGGAGCGGAGAGCCGGGCGGAGCGCCTGCACCGGACGGCGGCGGAGCTGATGGAGCCCTTCGTCCGGGCGGGGGACCTTTGGGTGCGGGAGGTTTTGGGATGACGCGCTGGGTGGAGGAAATCCTCCGGCGGTACGGGCAGGAGGTCACGGTGGAGCGCGGGGGAGAGACGAAGACCGTCCGGGCCTTTTTGCAGCCGGTGAGAGCGGGGGACGAGGCTGCGGGAGAACCGGGGGCCGCCGGCTGGCTGGACGGGCGGCGGTGGCTCTATCTGGGGCAAAGGGCGGTGGAAGCCGGGGACACGGTGCTTTGGAAGGGACGGCGCTTCCGTGTCCGGGGCGGACGGCCCCACTACATCGGCGCGGGATTGAGCCACTGGCGGGCCGTGCTGGAACGGGCGAGGGAGACGGAATGAGGGAACTGAGACAGATGCGGGACGCGGTGATCCGCGCCCTGGAGGCCGGAGGACTGGCGGCGGAGGCCGCCTTCCCCGCCAAGTGGACGGCGGAGCGGAAGACGCCCCTGGCCTCCGTGGCGGTGGACACCGCCGGGGAGCGGGCCGTGGGGCTGTGCGGATACCTGGGGGAGGCCCGGGACCCGGCGGGCGGCGTCCGGGAGGTCTACGGCAAGCGGCTGGAGGGCGTGATCTCCGTGGACGTCCGGGCGGAGCGGGCCGCAGACTGCCAGCGGGGCTGCGAGACGGCGGCGGCGGTGCTGCTGGGGGGGCTGCCGGAGGGCATACGGCCGGGAGAGCTCCGGTGGGAGGGTCTGGCCTGGGAGCGGGAGACGGAGCTCTTCCTGCGGCGGGGCAGGCTTCGGTGCGAGGCGCTGTTTCTGGCGGAGAGCGAGGACGGGGGAGCGGTTTTCCTGGATTTTGTGTTGAAAGGGGTTTTGCGTGATGAACGGCATTCATGAGCGGCCGGGGGTGTACTCGGTCTACGACGCGTCCACCGTGGCGCCGGCGGGCGGGGCCGTCAAGGCCATCGGCGTGGCGGCCCGGGCGGCCGGGGGCGCCGTGGACAAGCCGGTGACGGTGACGGGTTATGCCGCCGGGGCGGCGGCCTTCGGCGAGGACGAGACGCCGGGGATGAGCACCATCCTGCGGCTGCTGTTCGCGGGGGGCGCGTCCGTGGTGACGGCGGTCCGGGTGGCGGACGAGGGCGCGGCGGAGGACTACCGGCGGGCCTTCGAGACGCTGGGGAAGGAGGATGTGCAGATCCTGGTCTGCGACAGCGGCGAGGAGGAGGTCCACCGGGCCCTCCGGGCGGCGGTGGAGGAGGCCTCCGCCCTGCGGCATGAGCGAATCGCGGTGGCGGGCTGCTCCGGGGCGGACCCGGAGGAGCTGGTGCGCCGGGCGGGGGAGCTGAACTGTGAGCGGGTGGTGCTGGTGGGTCCCGACGTGCTGGACAGCGGGGGCCGGGCGCTGCCCGGCGTCTTCGGCGCGGCGGCCGCGGCGGCCCTGGCGGCGGCGGGCGGGGACCCGGCGGTCCCCCTCAACGGCGGGACGCTGCGGGGCCTGGGAGGCGTGAGCCAGGATTATGGCGAGGGGGACATCGACCGGCTGGTCCGGGGCGGCGTGACGCCGCTGGAGTGCGCGGGCGGCGTGGTGTCCCCGGTGCGGGGCGTCACCACCCGGACGAAGACCGGCGGCGTTTCCGACGCCACGTGGCGGGAGCTGACCACCATTTTGATCGTGGACGACGTGATTCCGGCGGTGCGCGCCGCCCTGCGCGGCAAGTTCGCCCGCAGCAAGAACAACGCCCGGAACCGGGCGGCCATCCGGTCCCAGGTCATCGTGGAGCTGGAGAAAAAGCTGGCGGCGGAGGTCATCGACGGCTATGACGGCGTGACGGTGACGGCCTCGGAGGAGGACCCCACGGTGTGCCTGGTGGAGTTCAGCTTTTCCGTGGCCCACGGGCTGAACCAGGTGCGGCTGACCGTCCATGTGGAGATTTGAGAGAGGGGAGCGTGAGAGGCGATGAAGGGATTTCCCACCAGCGCGGACATCTATCTGGAGATGGACGGGAGAAAGGTGGCGGTGGTGCAGAGCTACACCGCCAAGGCCAGTAAAACCTCCCAGAGCGTGGAGGCCTTCGGCGAGAGCGAGCCGGTGGCCACCATCGAGGGACAAAGACGCTATACCCTGGAGCTGACCCGGCTCTATGCCACGGACAGCGCGGCCAGCGACGGGATCAACTTCTATGACCTGGCGGACTTCTCCCTGGTGATCTGCAAGCCGGACCGGAGAATCATCTACAGCGGCTGCCAGTGGAGCGGCATCCAGGAGGAGGGGCAGCTGAACGCCATGGTGGCGGAAAAGGTCACGGTGGTGGCGGCCAAGCGCATCGAGACCACAGCATGAGAAAGATGGACGAGCTGCGGCCCCTGACGGCGGGACGGCTGCTGGCGCTGTGGCGGGAGTGCCGGGAGACGGAGGACCCCCTGGAGCGGGTTCTCCGGTGCAACGGACGGATTCTGGCGGAGTGCTGCTTCTTCCGGGGGGAGCGGGTCTACGGCGGCGGCATGGAGGCCCTGGAGGACCTGACGGGCCTGGAGATGGAGCGGCTGCTGCGGCGTCTGGCGGAGGGGGGCGGCCCTTGGGGCCGCCCCTTGGAGGAGCGGGCCGGGGCGGTGAATCCCGCTTTCGACCCGGAGCGGTTTGAGGCCATGGGGAGGACGTGAGGTGTATGGATTATCCGGCGTGGGAGCTGGAGCGGCAGCGGAGGGCGCTGGCGGCGCTGCTTTCGGGCGGCGGGGAGAGGGAGGAGGACCGCCGGGAGAGGCGGAGGAGGGACGGCGGGGCGGACGCCCGGCGGCAAGGCGGAGAGACCGGGGACGGCGGGACGGAATCCGGCGGGGAGACCGGAGACGCCTCCGTTCCGGGGGCCTGGGAAGCGGTCCGGAAGGCTAGCCGGGACCGCGCTTCCGGGTCCGGGGAAGCGGCGCGGCCCTGGAGCGTCTGGGAGCGGATTCAAGATGCGGAGAGCGGCGGGGCTCCGGCGGAATGGGGCCGGAGCGGCGAGGACGCCGGGGAAATGGCGGCGGACAGGGGGAGAGCCGCCGGGCCGGAGGCGGAGGAGTCCCCCGGCGGAAGGAAAGGCCGGAGGGCCCCGGAGAAGGGACGGAGGGAGGCGCCTGGGGACAGGAGTTTTGAGGCGGCCGAGGCGGCGGAGTTTGCGGACCGGGGCGGCGGGGAGGCGTTCCCCGGCTGGGGGAACGGGGGAGACTGGAAGGTCCCCGGTAAGCGGACAGACTGGGGCGGCGCGGCAGCGGGGCGGACGGCGCGCCGCCGGGGCGGCGGTTTGACCGGGACGGCGGACGGGACCGGCTTCTGGGGCGGCGGTGTTCCGGGAGGAGGGGCCGGGGCTGCTGGTCCATCCGGTGTGGCAGACGGAGCGGGCCTACTTCGCGTCGCTGGAGGCGGCGGAGGAGCCCAGGCCGGACTTCGTGCGCTACCGCTTCGAGTTCTGGGAGGACGGGGGCGGCTATGACGGCGGGCTTCGGGAGATTCCCGCCGGGGAGAGCTCCGGCGGACAGGGGACGGCGGCGGACGGCGGCGGGACGGAACGGAGAGTCCACACCGTGACGAAGGGGGAGACCCTCTGGGGCATCGCCCGGCGCTATGGCGTGGCGCTGGCGGCGCTGCTGCGGGCCAATCCCCAGATCAAAAACCCCAACCTCATTTACCCGGGAGAGGCGGTGAAGATTCCTTGAAAGGACGGATTTACACGGCGGACCACAAAATCTATGAGCTGCCGCCCCTTTTGAGCTGGCGGATCACCCACACGGGGACGGTGCCCTGCGACAGCTTTTCCGTCACCTTTGTCTACCGTAAGGAGATGGCCCCGGCGCTGCGGCTGGCGGCGGGCTTCGCCGCGGAGGAACAGGGACAGGTGATGCTCCGGGCCGTGGTGGACGAGTACACGGTGAACCTGGACGACGGCGGGCTCACCGCCACCGTCACCGGCCGGGGCTACGCCGCCCGCCTGCTGGACAACGAGTCCCGGCCCGTTACCTATCAGGAGGCCACGCTGGAGGAGATTCTCCGCTGTCACGTTCAGCCCTACGGCGTGACCTGCGGCGCGGCGGCGGAGGTCCGGGCGAACTCTGTCTACACCGTGGCGGCGGGGTGCAGCCAGTGGAAGGCGGTGGAGGACTTCTGCCGGACCTATGGGCGCTTCTCCCCCCGGTTCGGCCGGGAGGGGGAGCTGCTGGCGGTTCCGGAGACGCCGGGGCGGACGCTTTTCATTGGGGAGGGGGACCCGGTGCTCTCCTGCGCGCTGCGGGAGGACCACTACGGCGTGCTGACGGAGGCGCTGGTTATCGACAAGACCCGGAACAAGTCCTTCTCCGTGAAAAACCAGGAGTGGATCGACAGGGGCGGCCAGTGCCGCCGGGTGATCTACACCCCGGGACAGAGCACCTGGGCCGCCATGCGCTACACCGGGGAGTATCAGATTGAACGGTCCAAGGAGGACGCCTGGACGGCGGAGGTGACGCTGCCGGGGAGCTTCCTGGCCTTTCCGGGGGACCGGGCGGCCCTCCGGCTGGAGCGGATGGGCCTGGAGGGGACCTTCCGCGTGGCGGAGGCGGAGAGCCGCTTCTCCGGAGACGCCGGGGCGGTGACGGCGCTGACGCTGAAACCGCTTTGAGAAAAACGGACAGGGGGGAATGGTATGTGGCTATCCAGTAAGATGCGGCCTGCGCCGGCCACCGCCGACGCGGACCTGGGCGTGACCACCATCGCCGGGGAGCGGGTGGGCGTCGTCACCCGGGGAGAGGTGCGGGACCTGCCGGTGTACGGCCCCGGCGGCTATCTGTGGGCCCCGGGCAGCGGCGCGGCGGTGCTGGTGGTGAAGGGCGGCCCCGGCGGCGAAGAGCAGTGCGTGGCCGGGATGCGGCCGCTGAAAGCGCCCAGGGACATCCGGCCTGGAGAGGTCTATCTCTACGGTCCCGGCGGCAGCGCCGTGTACCTGCGGCAGGACGGCGGCGTGGAAATTCAGGGGCGGTACGTGAACATAAAGGGCGGAGAGGTGGCGGTGTCCGGCAGCCTTACGGTGAACGGCGTGCCCTACAAGCCCTGCAACTGCTGAGGGAGGCGGCGACATGGAGCTGGAGCTGAGAGACGGGGACTACCTGGCGGACGGCGCAGGGGGACTGCGGCGGGTGGAGGGCCGGGAGGCCCTTTTGCAGCGGATATTTTTCCGGCTGACGGCCCGGAGGGGGACCTTCCCCTTCTGGGAGAGCCTGGGAAGCCGCCTGTGGACCCTGGGAAATCTCCCCGCACCGGAGCGCCGGGCCGCCGCCCGGCAGTTTGTGGCGGAGGCCCTGGAGGAGGAGCCGGTGACGGTGGAGAGAGTGACGGTGGAGGAGGACCGGGACCGGACGGCCCGGGTGACGGCGGCGCTGCGCTATCAGGGGGAGGCGCTGCCGGTGACAGTGGAGATTCTGCCGTGAGGAAAAGGGGGAGAAGAGCATGCGGAGCGTGGAGGAGATTTACAAGGACCTTTTGAGCGCCTTCGCCGGACGGGCGGGCTTCACGCCGGAGGCGGGCTGCGACCTGGCGGTCCGCCTGTGGGCCGCGGCGGCGCAGATGCAGGCGCTGGAAATCCAGGCGGATTGGGTGCTGGACCAGAGCTTTCCCCAGACGGCCCAAGGGGTCTGGCTGGACCGGCACGGGGCCATGCGGGGGCTGAAGCGCCTGCCCGCCGCCCGGGCGGCGGGCAGGCGCTTCAGCCCCCGCATGGCCCCGTGCCGGTCCAGC